TACGACTCGCAGGATCGGCTTATTGATGGATATGCGGTTCAGGACACCGGACAAGACCCTGTCAAAGTCGTCGCGACCGCGCGCATGGATGGGAGCGGTCAAAAGTTCTACGTCTCGCTCCCAGTTACGCGCGCAATCATCGAACACGATTCACAGACTATCGAGGAACGATTGAAGTACGCCGCGCTCAATTGGGAGCGGGAACACGCATGACCTGCACGCACGAATCCTTCAGCGGCTCGGTCGAAGTGGGACGGATCATCGATCGCTCCCCGATTGAGTTCGTCGCTGAAGTGACAATTCACTGTGACGAGTGCGGGTTGCCGTTCACCTTCGACGAGAACCGCTTCGCAGTGAGCGCAGACAGGTTACGACTGAGGTATAAGTTGAAGCCCGCATCGATAGGAGTAAGTAATGGAAAACTAAACTAAGGAGACTAAATGTCAGCTAAGATCGGCTACCCACACTACACAAACCTGATGATTGCGGTTCCACTCACCGGACGGCCCCTTGTTCCCTACTTTACGTACGCATTCCAGAACCTTCATCCGCCGATGAATCACAACTGCATTTATGCCACTAACTTCGATCAGCGGCACGTGCCAATGCCGGGCGGGGTAGCAGATCTTCGCAACTGGTACGTGGAGCAGGCGATTGCGAACGGCTGTAAGTTTATTATGTTCATCGATGAAGACGTGACTGGCCCACCGCACGGCCTTCGTCAACTCATTTTCCAGATGGAACACCATCCCGAAGCATGGGCCATTGGAGGTGTTGTCTGTCATAAGGCTAAGCCTACCGCGCCTATGATCTTTCGCGGGAATGGCAATGGACCATACTGGGACTGGAAACTGGGTGAGTTCTTCGAGGTGTCAGGCATAGGCATGGGGTTCACGCTGTTGAGAGTAGAACCATTCAAGACACTTGAAAAGCCGTGGTTCAAAACTGTCGATAACATGGAAGCGTTCTGGGATGGAATTCCAAAGGCTGAAGTGTGGACAGAAGATTTATATTGGGCCGACAAAGCAATCAAAGCAGGTGGGAAGATCTACGCCGACACTTCTGTCCTGTGCGATCACTGGGATATGACGACTGGACTGCCAACCTCACTGGAGCCGAATTCGTTTCCTTTACGTCGTGCCACTACGCAAACAAAAGGACAGAAGAAAATCGTAGACCTCGGCTGTGGTGAATCCCCCTACGAGACAGATGAAGGGGACGTGCTAACTGTTGACGTACGCGACGAAGTGAAGCCGGATTATCGCTGCGATCTGCGCAAGTTACCTTTTGCCAATGGTGAATTTTCAGTGGTCTATTCGAGTCACTGCTTGGAGCATTTCCCCCGCGCGGATACGGGCAAGGTGCTGGACGAATGGATTCGTATCCTTGCACCGGAAGGTGAATTGCGCTTGATCGTCCCCAACCTCGAATGGGCCGCAGATCAGATCAAGCTCGGCGCGATGAATGACGATGTCCTCAATGTTCTCTACGGAGCGCAGACCTACGGCGAGAATTTTCATCAAATGGGATTTACACCTGCCGCACTTACGTCTATGCTAAAAGAGCGCGGGTTCAAGCGCATGGATGTCGAGACAGTTGGATATAACCTGTGCGTGCGCGCATGGCGACAACCACCCGCCGACTTGCCGAGTCTGGGCCAACCGCCTGCGGAAGTAGTAGCGGCGACGAACGGACATCGGAATGGGCAGAGGAAGCGGAAGATGAAAGTTACAGCTAAGACTATTAAGAAGCGACGATGATTGACTATCAGGGACTTTACGAGGATCTACTCTCAATGCAACGTCACGCCTTAGACGCTAACAGGATTGATTTTGCGGATTTGTGCAGAGAATTTCGCATGGACCTGTTGTTACGTTTCCATAATCCGGTCGGGTATTTCACAAACTACTGATGACCCCCTTCATCCAAGATCCGCAAGCGACACTGGACTATCCCTTTGATTGGTCCGACTATCTGGTCCAGCTTGGTAACGACACAATTCAGACGAGTGCGTTTACCGTCGATAGCGGCATCATGGTCGAATCGGACGCGATTCTCGATCCCTCCAACACCGTCGTCTGGTTGTCAGGTGGAGTGAAAGGGAAGCGCTACGCAGTGACAAATCATGTGCTGACCGCTGGTGGAAGAGAGGACGACTGGACGATCTACGTACTAGTGAAGGAGCGGTGATGGAGGCTATAGAAATCATTCCCGTTGGATCTAAGGTGTTCCTTGACGGGGAAATCGCAGCTACGGTGCAAGCCGTGGAAATTCGCGGTCAGCCGCATTCATTGACTTATCAATGTATCTGGTGGGATGACCGGGTTCGTAAATCGGAATGGGTCAGGCCAGACGAAATCCAACTGGAGAAGCAGAAGACTCCGCAGTGGTCCATCGCTAAATAATATGGGCTTTTTAGACCGACTATCGTCAGCTTTCAAGTCACTCCGCTTCCCCGCGCCTTCCCCACCGAATCTCGTCTCCGTCTTCCCGACATGGGCCGACTTCGACACGGCTGTCAATCAACTCCTCATCGGCTTCAAAGGAACTGAGCGCGACTACGCCTCCGCGGTCGGCGATCTCACGATGTCGTCGTTGATGATGGCCGCAGTGACAGCGGTAGGTAACTCTGCCTCGGAAGCTGAGCTGCAAGTCCGTGAGCAACAAGGCAACGAGGAAGTGATTGTCGATAACCACCCGCTCGTCAAACTCTGGTATCGGCCCAACGACTTCTACGATGCCCCGACAATGCTCAAAGCAGTCTCAACGAGCTGGGTCATCACTGACAACGCTTATCTCATCAAGCAGCGCAACCAAGACGGGTTAGTCAAAGAACTCTGGTACGAGCCGCATAACACGATTCGCGCCGTCTACCCCGCTGACGGTTCAGTCTTCATCTCCCACTATGAAATCCAGCGCGGCCCAGACTGGTTGCCGATCCCTGTCACCGATGTCATACATTTCCGCAATGGCCTAGACCCCGCCAACCCCCGCTATGGACTCGCGTCCACCCCCGCCATTTTCCGCGAGATCTTCGGTGACAATGAATCGGCAAACTGGTATGCGAATTTGATGGCGAACGATGCTGGATTCAGGTACTTCCTGTCGATCGATAATAAAGCTGGTGAACTTGGCCAAGAGGACATCAACAACATCAAGAAGCTGCTGATGGCGCAGATCTCCGGTGACAAGAAATTCACCCCGCCCATCATCACCAACGCTGAGCCGAAGAAGTTGCAGTTCTCGCCACAGGAGCTGGACTTGAGATTGCAGCGTTATCTCGCTGAGGAACGTTTCTGCGCGGTGAAGGGGATTCCGGGAATCGTCATGGAGTATGGCTCCGCTGGGGAGCACGCGATTTATAACAATGTTGATCAGGGGCAGAAGAGATTTACTAACAACTATCTCTCTCCATTCTGGAAACATATCGCGGAGACGCTGACGCATTCGCTCCTGCCTGACTTTGACAATCAACCCAACCACTACGTCTTCTACGACACTGCTGATGTCAAAGCGTTGCAAGAAGACGAGAGCAGTCGTCACAAGCGCTGGCGCGAGGATTATCTAGGTGGGGGGATCACTCGTGCTGAGTATCGCCGCGCGATCGGACTGGACGCAACTGAGGCTGACGACGTATATTTCGTCCCGAGAGGTGGAGCGACACAGGCGCGGGATGCGGCACCACCACAGGACGCCGCTGCTCCTGCGACTACGACATCTACCCCGAGCAGTAACGGGAATAGCGCAGGTGACAACGGCACAAGTGGAGTAAAACCCAGTCCGGCAATTTCAACAGCGAGGTTGGTTTCGTGAGTACATCGCAAGCACTTTGCCCGTGGCTACACCCAGCACCCGATCGGATATGGTGGGGCCATTGTCCGAAAGGACACGGTCTTTACTTGACTAAAGATGAAACACAGACGCACCGAAGTGCTACGCAAAAGGTTGATGTTGTTTCACCGGAACATGCAAGAAGGATTGTTCCGTTAATGCTTCCATGTGGTCATCAATGGAACGTGACGATGCAGTTATATAAGCAGACGGACGGATCTTTCTTTTACCAATGAGTGAAGTTGTTTACAGCACGATCGCAGATGATGACATCGGAAAACTTATCTCGGTGTCAGTTCCTTACGATCTGTCTACGCTAAACACGGAAGACGATCTCGCATTTGCGCGTGCGATCCATGACGACCTTCAGCAACGCTTGCAACAGTGGTTTGAGGAAGAGTTTGAGCGATAGTAACCTGACATTATTCGGATTCCCGGTTGTAATCACTGACGCCGTACCGCAAGGCGAGATTCTATTTGGCCGCTTGCCAACGTGGCAGGAGGTGGTTCTGTACGGCTCACTCGAAGCTGCAATCGAAGCGCGGAAGGAGCAATGGGCCAAGGTTAAGGACATCCCAATCGAGGAAAACTAGATGCATGATCCGATGACAGTGGCGCATGAGATTCACGGTCCGCGCGGCCTGCTCCATAAGTGGAGACGTGATCACGTTGACAGGTATAATCATCGCGATAAACGTTTCTCCTATCTCTCACCACTTATAACTATCTGGCATAACGATCCTGAAACTGACGGTTCCGACGACTCGTGCGGCTACTCGTATCCGAAAGTTCCGCGCGAATTGAGAGAAAAGGCCGAGAAGATTGCCGCTGACGAGTGGACCTACATGTTTGGTAAGTACGCCTACAAGTACCAGCAGCCCTCGGCGTTTGAGGTTATTCACGCACTCTGGAGTATTTATGCTTGGCGGTTATTCAAGCGCAAACGTTTAACCTTGCTGGAGATGGACGAGATTGCGGGATTGGCGTCAAACCCAAACAACAACCTACGTGCGGTGATTTTTGATGCCTCTCGAAGTGAAGATGAGATGAGGCGCTTAGGCGCGTTGATCTTGCGTTGCTACTTTCGCGTTCATCGCAAGTGGTACCAGCATCCGAAGTGGCATGTTCACCATTGGAGTATTCAGGTTCATAGCGTCCAAGCGTTTAAGCGCTGGGTCTTTAGTCGATGCGAAGGATGCGGTGAGAGATTCAGGTGGAAATACTCACCTACGTCTACGTCGTGGCACGGCACTGGCCCACGCTGGTTCAGAAAAGAGACTGGTGTTTACCATACGGAATGTCTCCCGAATCGGCAGGTAAAGGCAGCGTAAACTTGAGCGAATGAGCACCGAATCCATCCCCCGTCTGATAAAACCTGTTGCAACCGAGCCAATCGGTGATAGAATCCGGCTAACTGATGAGCTTGAGGTGCAAGTTCGTCGCATCGTACAAGAGGAATTAAGAGAGTTTTTACTGGTTGAAAGACGTGCCGCGAGGTTAATTGATTCCTACGTGGCCCAGCGTTTAGGACTGAATACGACTTGATAACTTTATGGGCTGGGAAGAAGCAATACGAAGCGAACGGCAGCACGGTGAGATTATCCACCTACGCCGAGAACTTGAATTAGCGCGTCAACAAATCGCGCGACTGGAACAGAAATCCAATGAGGCCGATCCCCAGTTCTACGAACGTGAGTCAATGGATAGCACCAGCCCACACTGGCTGAGTATGAATTTCATTAGCAATTAACTTGACAATCTAAGGTCGCAACTCTAACCGAGTCCCGCCCGTCGTTTCTGGATCGCGTTCAACCCGTCCAGTAGCGGCGGGCTTTCTTTTTCAGGAGACACCAATGGCAAAACGTAAGCCGATTAAACCAACCGCTCCCGTCGTCACAGATGAAATCGGCGATACGATACATTTAAGGGGGTGCATTGAGATGCAACTCCACAACGCCTTCAACGGTGAGCCAGTTGGCGATCGTATGCGCATGAACACGGTAGTGACCGCTGGACGCCGCTGGGTGCTGGAGAAGATTGGCTCATTCTCAAACCAGACAAACTCGATCAATGCGATCGCGGTCGGAACCTCGACTACTGCGCCTGCGACGAGTGATACCGCGCTCGGCTCCGAGATTACTGCCTCAGTGGGACGCAAGACGATCGGCACATTCACCACGACGAATCTGACGAGTAATCCTCCCTCTTGGCGCGCGGAGGTGAGTTTTGCGACTGATGAAGCAACCGGGACGCTGGGTGAGGCGGGGTTGTTTAATACGTCGAGTGCGACGGCAGGCACGCTCCTGTCACACGTGACGTTCAGCACAATAAACAAATCAACTTCAAATACACTTTCCGTGAGTTATACGATATCAGGATAGTGTTTGCGGCAATGTAGCATCTTGTGGTATACTCCATTTCAAGGAGGAATTACAAGATGGAAGAAAGATGTACCAGATGCAGATCTTTGAATCATACGTCCGGGGAACACGCTGAGAAGCTAGCGGAAGGGCGTCGTAATAGTAGTAAGTGGCGAGAAGCGGTTGCGGCTGCCAATACGAGAACGAAAAAGGGAAAGCCAGCTCGTTTTCGCGATCCGATAGCACGCGGTAAGGCGATAGCCCACGGTCTTAGTAGACCGGAAACCAAAGCGTTACGGGTAAAGGTACTCAAGGAAGTATGGGCCAAGCGCTCCGAGGAAGAACGGCAAGCTATTGGTGCCAAAAGTTCAGCGAGCCAAAAAGGCAAGGAGTTTACCCCTGAGCACTTAGCCAATCTGCAAGCCGCAAACGCAAAACCACGCAGCGAGACACATCGACAAAAGTTGTCAGAGGCCCGAAAAGGACAGTCGTCATGGAACAAAGGCTTAACTAAATTTACCAACGCCTCAGTGGCGGCGATGTCGGCCAAACAGGTTGGACGTATCCCGGACTACAACAAGTATCGAGCGCACTACGATGGCCCAAAAGGAAAATATCTCATGCGCTCGCGTTGGGAAGTGGCTTACGCAGAGTGGTTGGATGAACAGGGAATTGATTGGCGGTACGAGCCACGCTGGTTCAATCTTGGCGGCACGAGCTACACACCAGACTTCTACTTGCCTGCCGAAGATCGCTACGTGGAGATCAAAGGACGGATGACTGAAGAGAACGCAAAGAAGTTGAAAAGATTCGCGGAACGCTATCCGCATGTTAATCTAACTGTTCTGCAACGAGCGGAACTAACTGCGATAGGTTTACTGGACAAGCATTGTCGATTGGTGAAACGTCAGTAGCTTTTTAACAATTTAATCAGGGTCGCACGCTGAGCAATCAGCCCCGCCCGCTATTTACCGGATCGCGTAACAGCCCGTCCGGTGAGTGGCGGGTTTCTTTGTTTGAGGACTCATCAAGATGCCGTGGCGAGTGGAAGAGAGAGACGGTCGTTTCTGTGTTGTGAAAATCACAGACGGTAGTACCGTCCACTGCCACGACACGCGCGCAATGGCCGAAGCCCAAGTCCGCGCCTTATACGCAAGTGAGGGTAAGTCCTTCTCCTATCTCGACATTGAAAGCGAGGGTAAACCGCCAATGGATAATGCGACAGATGCGCTGGTTTTCTATGGCGGCGCGGTGAAGGCACTGGGCAATGGAAAGCTCGGCGGCTACCTCGTGGAGTTTGCTGATCCAGCGACATTCAAGGGCTCACCGGACCTTGAGCAAGAGTTCTTCGCAAAAGACACTGATTACGATTTGGAAGAAGGCAAGAGTGCGACGGTCTACTACGATCACGGCAGAGATCCAGTCCTGAAACGCCGCAAGCTCTCTCGCGGAAAGATGCGAACTGACGATGTTGGGGTGTGGATCGAGACGCAGCTTGCGCTCAGAGACGATTATGAGAAAGCTGTTTATCGACTTGCTGAACTCGGCAAGCTGGGATGGTCGTCAGGCTCAGCTCCACATCTCGTCGAGAAAAAGAGCGTCGGCGGCTTTACCAAGATCGTCTCGTGGCCTCTTGGAGATGACGCATCACTGACAGTCCAGCCCGCCAATCATCGCAGTCAGGCAGTGACGCTAAAGTCAGTCGAAGCGCTCACGCTGGACAGTCTGATTGAAGAACTGGAAAAACCAGATCTCCCTCCATTCACTACCAAATCGTTAGAAGAGGCGCTTAGTGCCGCTTATGACGACGATCTTGATACCCACTCCCTCAAAGTGGCGACCGCTGTTGAGGAGTTGATTGCCCACTACACCAAAGCTGCTACCGCACTCGACGTGCTTAGTGGCCGCTTGGCAAGGAAGCAGGAGTTTCGCGCTATCAAGGATGGCCGTGCTTTCTCGCAACGGAGAGTCGATAAGATGAACGAGTTGATTGCTCAACTGAAGAAGTTAGCTGAGCATCCACTTGCACTCGCCTCCGAGTTCGAGAAGATGGTCAAAGAAGCAGTTACGACGAGAGATCAGCGTAACGCGCTCCAGCAAGCTGCGGAATTCCAGTACAACCAATTCCAACAGTTAAAGGAGTCACACAATGGCTGACACGCAAGTTAATACTTTTGAGAACTTGAGTTTCAATGAACTCGGAGCGTTCAAGGATCTAAAGATCGCTGAATTGGATTCCTATTTCAAGGCTCATACCAAAGACGGCCAGATCGTCATGGATTCGGACGAAGTAGAAATCGTTCGCATGAAGAACCGGGAGATCACCGAGGCCACTAAGCGCTGGGAGAACCTGCGCGAGATGGATGAAGTGTTCAAGCAGACGGTGGAGAAGCATACGAAGGCGAATACGGTAGATCGTAAGGTGCCATTCATCGTCGATGGCGCAAACGGGTTTCAGCAATCCGCCGCCGCATTGAAGTCTATCGGCGAGATGTTCACCGACTCTCCTGCGTACAAAGCTGCACGTGGACTGCATGATAGAGGTATTCCGAACTATAACGTTACCATCGGCGAAAATCTCGATGCCCGTGCGATGAAGACGCTGATGACGACGAGTGCGGGGTTCGCGCCTCCGAATGATCGTACAGCGCGAGTGGTGGATTTTGCCCTTCGTCGTCCGACTGTGGCCGATCTGATTCCGACTGATCCCACAACTCTCTCCACGATCAAGTACATGGAGGAAACCACTTGGGGTACAGCGTCAACTAATGCTAACCCCGCTGCGGCTGTAGCTGAAGGTGATCCCAAACCCGAAGCTGAACTCGTCTTCACTGAGCAATCGGTTGACGTGGAGAAAGTGGCGGTCTGGATTCCGGTCACTGCCGAGCAGTTGGACGACGTTCCGGGAATTCAGGGCGTGATCAATAACCGACTCAGCATGATGCTCCAGTTAAAAGAGGAAGACTACTTACTGAATGGCACGGGTACGCCGCCGCAAATCCTCGGGTTCCTCGTTAAGTCAGGCGTGCAGACGCAAGCTGCTGCTGGTGACACTAACATCGACACGATTTACAAAGCGATGACGAAGGTGCGAACGACAGGATTCGCCGAACCGACTGCGGTAGTCGTCCATCCGAACAACTGGACGCCGATTCGACTCGCCAAGACCCTCGACGGCATCTACATCTGGGGTGCGCCGAGCGATCCCGGCCCCGAGCGCATCTTTGGCAAGTCGGTAGTCGTCACGACTGCGATGACTGCCGGAACCGCACTCACTGGCGACTTCCAACTCTACTCGCACATCAGCCGTCGGCAAGGAATCACGATTATCGTTGGCACGATTGGTAATCAGTTGATCGAGAACAAGAAGACGATCGTGGCTGAGATGCGCGAGTCACTGGAAATTTTCAGGGCGTCAGCATTTTGTAAAGCGACCGGATTGGCGTCGTAAGTGGACTAAGCGGAGGACTGGCTCATGCTGGTCCTCCTAATTAAAAGGGAGATTCAAAGCAATGGCATCAACCCCAAACAGGCTACGCGATCTAGGCACCTTGACAGCAGGGACCAGCGAGGTGCAAACGCTCACGATTGGCGGCACTCCGACAGGTGGAACTTTCATTCTCAGGTTCGAGGGTAACAACACTTCCGCGATCACGTGGTCAGCGACGAACAACACCCTACTCGCAAATATCCAAGCAGCCCTTGATGCCCATCCTTCGCTTGGCACGAATGGGTGTGTTGCGAGTGCGGGAACGGTGACTGCGGGTATCGGCACAGTGCTCCTGACTTTTGGTGCAATCCGTGCGAAAGAGAACGTTGAGCTGATGACCGTGTTCAAAAACAGTCTGACAGGCTCGTCCCCAACTCTCGCCATTGCCACTACTACGCCGGGAGTGAATGCAAGTGGTCGATATGCGCAGCCGAAGGAAATGGGCGTGGACTCTGCGGGCACGGTGTACGTGAACACTGCGACCAGTGGCCCAGTGGCTACGTGGACAGTTGTGGGCAGTCAGACATGAGAATTGGAGACTGAATGGGCTTAACCATTGTTAAAACCGATGCACGAGGCGCATACCGAATGGTGGCGCAGGAGGATCTTTATCTCAACGAGGACCAGACGAAGGTGATCGTCGTTAAACAAGGCGAGGAAGTGCCGAAAGAGGCTGCGTTCGTGCTCGCTGGGAGAGGTGGGACGATTCCAGTGCGATATGCGGAGATGCTCAAAACTCTCGATGCGCCAGTTGAAGTAAAGTCTGAGGTGAAGGAAGTTAAAGTAGAACCTGAGACTAAGCCAAGTGCGGAAGCTAAAGTGAAACCTCAGGCTGCTCCATCTAAGTCCAAGCCAATTGAGGAGACTCCGGCTCAGTGAGCACGAGATTTAGAAACTTCGGAGCGGCGTTGACGAAGGCTGGCGTGCCTACGAGTGGGGTGTATCAGGTTGAGACTGCGGTGATTGTCGGGACGATTACACTCGCCGGGAATATGTCGGTCACAGTGACTGCCGCAGGGATGACTGGATCGCCGAAGACGCTGACAGTGGCGGTGGCATTGAACGATACCGCGACTCAAGTTGCAACGAAAGTTCGAGCAGCCCTCGCAGCGGATGTAGATGTCATGGCGATGTTCTCAGTTGGGGGTACGGGAGCGAATGTTGCACTGACTGCTCTCCAATCGGCGGCTAATGACGCAACTCTCAACATCGCTTATGACAACGACACTTGCACAGGACTGACTGGGGATGCGTCGTCGAATAACTCCACTGCGGGAGTGAAAGGTGATTACAAGGGAGTTATCACCGGGAACTGCTGTGTTGACACGACGAACCACGACATCTACGAGAATACGGGAGATGATTCGCGCCCGGTGTGGACGGTGATATGACGTTGATTGCGACCATTGGTGGGGCGAATTCTAACTCCTACCCAACCCTCGCCTACGCCAACTCGTTCTTTGAAAACATGCTCTTGCCGAATGCGTGGGACAGTGCGGTTCCAGATGATCAGGAACGCGCGCTGATGACGGCGACGCAGTGGTTGGAGGAGTACGACTACGTTGGTCGAGCGGCGACTCTGACTCAAGCATTGAAATGGCCGAGGTTTGGGATTGAGGACGAGCTGATTCTCGGGCTGTACGATGAGACTGAGACGCCTATACCGTTACTGAATGCGACTTGCGAGTTAGCTTTCTACTTACTGACGTTAGGACCAGCGGGAGGAGCCGCTGCACTCACGACCGGACTCGGACCAGTCAGCTCGCTGAAGATCGGAAACTCAGTCGAGGTGAAGTACCAGCAGCAGTCGGCATCAGGTAGCGCGACTTCCGTAGCGACAACCGACACGAGTGGCTTGCCCATTCACGTGGCACGACTGTTACGAGGACTGAGATTGCCAGTGGTGATTGCATGACGCCTGCGATTCTGATAGCTCAGGCGAAAGTATTAGCTGAGCAATATCTCCCTGATTCATGTGCGATTCAGGAATTGACAACGACGAACGATGGCTCAGGTGGATTTGGTGAGAGTTGGAACACGATCGAAACAGTTCCCGGCTTAGTCGAAGCAGTCGATGACATGGAAGCAATTGTCGGTTCCGCTCCCCGAGGCGCAGTGACCCAGAAACTCTACTTGCGAGTGACTACAGTGACACAAGCGCTCAAGCCTAGTCAGCGGGTAGTAGTTGCTCCACGGGATGGGAAAGGTGAACTGATATTCACGCAGTTGAAACGATTGGATGAATCGTTTGAGACGTTGATCACAGTCGCCGGAGTCTTAGATGTCAGCAACCCTGAAGAGTCGAATTCCTGAAATTCGCCAGCGAATGCACCGCGCAACGGGCGTGGGTTTGCATCGTGCGGCGGACTCACACGTGGCAGTAGCTCAACAACTTGCTCCGCGCGACACGGGATTGATGGCTGATACGACACATAAAGAGCCCGAGGAGCTGTCACCTACTGATTCATCCAGTGTTCGAGTTGATGTCATCGCACCCCAACCCTACTCGGGATTCGTGGAGTTCGGCACCGTGGGACAGGAAGCGCAGCCGTGGTTCTTACCTGCGTTTGAGTCAGCCAAGCGTCAGTACAAGGCAGAAGCTAAGCAAGTGACTGAGACGGTGCTGAAAGGTGGAACGCCACCAACAACGACAATCGGAGTCCGACGTTCAGTGACACAGCGACAAGGTCCGACAGCGGGCGTTGTGCGTAAAGTGAGAGAGCCGTGAGCGGGTCTATCTACGACAAACTGACATGGATTGAAGCTATTGAAGTAGCGCGATTCCTTAGCTTGCCAGTAATTGATCTGGTTAACGTTCCGGCTAGATATATCGAGCAGGCTTTGATGATCATCAGGGCGAGGCGACAGTGAATGAACTACCCGCAGCGGAGAACTGGTTACATGACAAGCTTGCCAATGACAGCGAGATTACGTCAGTTGTCGGCGGGCGAATCTACAAGTATGCTCTCCCCCAGTCACCAATCTACCCCCTCGTCATCTACTCCCTCGCTTCCGACTCCGACTTTCAGGGACTGGGCACAGTACGGATTCTTACTCGTCCGCTCTACCTCGTCAAAGTCATCTCGCGCGGCAGTCCATCTTCTCTTGTCAATCTGGCAGCAGATCGCATCGATGAGATCGTGGGCAAGACGACTAAAGACAGTTTCATCTCCACCGCTGGCGATATGTTCGCTGTCAGCTCGCGACGGGAAGCTGCCGTACAGTTCATGGAACGAGATCCAACTGTGCAAGGCACACTCTACTTCCACCTCGGCGGGTTGTATCGACTGGAAGTGTTCAGTCTGGGACGCAAGGTAGTAGAGATGGGTGATTCAGTGAATTTGAATGACGCAGTAAACGTAGTCTAACTTGGAGACGATAACCGATGGCCCTACTTGATGTCAGAGCGGCAGTTGATACGATCCTGCAAATTGGCGTGGAGCACGACTACGGCGTGAGAGTCGCGGCTACTCGACGACTGCCCGGCGTCAACATCTCGCTCAATCCGCAGGCTGAGTTTCAACTGTTCCGTGCGCGCGGCTTCAATATTCCCACCACTTCAGTCCCGCAGAAGATGTGGGCGAATGGAACGTGGAATGGAATCGCTGATTACAATCAAGTGATCTACCCGTTAAGTGGACTGATTGGACTCCAGACCGCGAGTGAGCCCGCCACTCCGCTCGGTGCGACAAACGCACGGAGCTGGTTATTTGCACCAGTGTCGTCCGGGGCTGATCCTCTACCTAAATCATTCACGATCGAGGAAGGCGATAGTGACGCAGTGCAGGTTGGGGAGGGGTTGAAATTCTCCTCGTTCGGCTTGGAGTGGACGAACGATGCGTCGAACATGACTGGTAATTTGTTTGCGCGTTTCCCGGTGGATAATGAACCGCTCACGACCAAGACCGACGAGGAACAAACGATCACCAAGTCCGGCACTGTCACGGCTGGAACTTTCACGATCACCTACTCCGCTCAGACTACTGCGGCAATTAACTTTGACGCCACTGCCGCGCAAATCCAGACTGCGTTGGAAGCGCTCTCCAATCTCGCTCCGGGAGACGTAGTAGTCAGTGGCGGACCAATCAGTACCACGCCGATCACGATCATCTTCCAAGGTACGCTGAAAGGAACAAATGTCAGCGCGATCACCGTGGACTCAACTGGACTGACTGGAGGTGGAACTTACGTCGTTGCGACGGCGATTGCAGGTGGAGCGGATATCAGCTCAATTGCACAATCCCCTGTCAGTCGTATGCATGTGGATATTTTTGTCAACGATACGTTTGGCGCGATCGGTACAACGAAGGTAGCACAAGCCTACGCAGGCGACTTTCGCATCGGAGACAAAGTGCAACCCTTCTGGGCATTGAACACCGACTACGATTCGTTCCAATCGACAGTGCGAATTGCCGCCGATGTCACTTGCTCGTTCTCTACTCCACACAACGCTCAGTCCCGCGCGCTGTACAACGCAGTGAAGACGAATCCGTGGAAATGGGTGAGATTACTCGCAACTGGGAATGAGATTGATGTCGGCGTGAACAACGAGACGATTCGCGTCGATGTGGCGGCGAAGTTCGGTAATCCCGAGAAGCAGGAAGATGCGAATGGCGTGTTTGGTTACAAGTTCAATTTCAACTCGCTACACAATGCGGATATGACTTCTGAGCACGCAAGCGGAGCAGCGTATGAGATCGAAGTGATCAACTCGCTGACGGCACTCTAATGCTTACACTGGTTATTACAATTCTGGCGCTGGCGGGATTTCTCGTCCTGAATGACTCATACGTCAGGTTGCGAGAAGTATGCCGACTCACGTATTTCGCAGCGCTACTCATCCTCCTACTCCAGTATGGTGCTTATCTCAACTCGATGATCAAAGAGGTTGCTCGCTGATGGTGAACGTCGCGCCAAGACCGCGCTATCGAATGATTGGCTGTATCCGATGCGGCAAGCTACTTGAATGGAAGCCACCCGAGGGACGTGCGCGGATGGCTCGGCCTCGCTGTTCCGATTGCGTGAAACTTTTACTACAACCGAGAAAGAGCGAAACAGATGGACGTACTCCAATTTCAAGCTAATCCCCAGACTGAGACTTTCACTCGTCACGGCAAGTCGATGGAGGTAACGTTCAATACTGACGCCTTCACGCCTGACTTCTTTCGCAGTGCCGCGCAGATGTTTCGCGAGATTCACCAGCAGGCTAAGGACGGCGATGCGCAAGCAACTGAAGCATTCAAGAAGGCGAAAAAAGACGACAATGAACGAGTGGCATTGAACTTCGATGCGCGAGCGCGACAGTTGGAAATTCAGCGTGAGATCTACGCGCGGCTCCTCGCAGGTACACCTGACACTCCCGTGCTTATGGGCTGGGAGTTGACACGAGATGGTGAGACGATTCCGATCACCCTCGACGAGTTGAACCGACTACATCCCGACTTTGTCACCGACTTGTACAGCTTCTGCTTGGAGCACTCAGTCCCAAAATCGCCGGAGATCCCAACGACAGCAGCCAGCCCGACGATCTCCGAGACTACCGACGCTGGCTCACCCACCCCGGCAACCCCGCTGGAAGAAAACCTGCATACATCGACAAGCATCTCGTAGCACGGTTTCTCCAAGTTCCAGTCTGGTTGCTAAGTCGCGTGCCCCTTCACTATCAGGAGGAGGCGCGAATCATCCTACAAGCTAAGCACGGCGCGCGTATGCACGCACTAGGGAGTAACAAACTTATGGCTACGTTCCCCGTTGACCCGTATGAGATGTGAGGTGAGTTACTTTGGATGTGGCAGAACTGAGGGCGGTCTACTCCGCCACGTCGGCTGACTTTGATCGGGTAACGGATCATGTTCAGAAGCGGCTGAAAGAGACTCAGGCGCAAGCCAGTGGTCTAGGCTGAGCCTCGCAAACAGTTGCGAATGAAGCGAAGAGGATTGAATCAGCTCTCACCTCGCGTGCACCTGTGCGATTCCTCGGAATTGATGCCGCAAGTGAGAAGAAGGCTGCGGCTGAAGTTGTCAGTACTGCGCAGAATACTGTTAAGCAAGTCGAGCAGGCTACGTCGAAGTTTGATCGTACTGCATTCTGGGCGCGACAAGGAACACAGGCTACTAATGCGGCTAAGACCGTTGAGAAAGCGTGGTCGTTGGCTGATACTGAGCAAGCCCGCGCAGCTAGCAGGCTGGCCGCAGCGGAGGAGCAGGTGCTGGCGCGTCGAGTGACAAACGCCGCCAAGGCTACCTCGACTGTTATCCGCGACGCTAAAACAGGCGCAACTCTCACTCAGGCCGAACTCGCAAAGATCATCAGTGGCGGCTCAAAAGTAGTCGAAGCTGAAGCGAAGAAAGTCGGCGCGGCTACAGGTGGGGTGTTTGCAAATCTCCAGAAACTATTCCTGCAAAACAACTTCCTCTTTCGTCAATTAGGTCAACGAGTAGCAGGCGATCTCGGATTTGCCGCAGTTGGCGCAGGTAAGCTCGCCCTCAACTTCGAGCAACTCGCCGCATCCTCGGGCGGTGCAGCGGCAGGAGTGGGTAGTGTCGTTAGTGGCGCGGGTGCGGCGCTCGGCGTGCTTGGACCAGTCGGCGTAGCGATTGGCGCGGTCACGGTTGCGATGCTGGCCTTGACAGCAGCGTCGATTGGCGCGGGGGCGGGGCTATTGTTCATTGCGAAGTCCATCTCCGATACCGAAGAACACTTTGACGATCTTAGTCGGCAGACCGGGCTCAGCACCGACAACCTGCAAGCGCTGGACATTACTACACAGCAAGCCGGAACTACGCTAGATAAATTCGTCGGCTCCGTGGGCCAGTTGCAGCGGAAGCTGATTGATGCGAGCGAGGGCGGCACGTCTCGACTTAGCATCGGACTAAAGAAACTCGGGATCGATCTGGACGATCCAAACGTCGCTCTTAGCCAGCTCATCGATCTCCTCGCCAAACTTCCCGCAGGCACGGTGCGCACAGGTGCAGCGATGCAGATCTTTGGACGTGGTGGGAGAGACGTTGCGGGGGTTGTAGATCAGATCGTTGAGAATGTCGGCAACGCTGATGGCGCACTGGATCGACTTAAGAAGCAGTTTATCGAGAGCGGGATTCGCATTGATAAAGACGGCGTACAAGCCGCCGCCAGATTCCATGATCAGCTTATTAAAATCGAAGCACAGGCTAACTCTGTTAAGCGCGTACTTGGCGAAGAGGCGCTACCAGTCGTTCTTGAAGCGGCCACAAAGTTTTCTGACTGGATTGCGCGTAACAAAGGAGAGATCGCCGACTGGGCGCGAACAGTCGAGCACGCTGCGGAACAGGTGGCTGGATTAGCGGGCTGGCTACTGGAGATAACTAAGTTCTCTACAATTCCGATTCGTTTCGCAATCAGCGGACTGGAAAAGGTAGGTGAATTCTTCGGGATTGGAAGTGGAGAGAAGCAGCTACCCGAGCAAACATTTGCACGACGTACCTTCACGCAGGATCGTCAGGCTCAACAAACAGCGGAAGACGCAGCCAAGAGAATTCGCAGTGCCTTCGCACCGAAAGGTCGAGGTGGACATAAAGGAGAAGATCCAGCGGAGACCGCGCGACGACTGGCGGAGATCTCACTACAGGAGACGTTGAAAGGACTACAAGCTGAGCATGACGCACTGGAGCGACAGTTAGACCAGAACCTTGTCTCACGCAATCGCTATACGCAGGATGCAATCAATCTCGAACTCCGTCGTCGTCAGGAGACGATTGCGGGCTTACAAAAGGAGTTAGACGAAGCTGAGAAGATTCGCAAACCCGGTCAGCGTGCGATTAAAGTTGCGGAGATCAATGCGCGGATTAAGGAAGAGGAACGTCGCAGTGCGAAGGAAGTGCAGCAGATTACAGATGATTCTGCGGCTGAGCAACTGCGCATCGGACAAGCTACGGCGAATTCACAACTGAGGATCATTGAAACCCAGACCGATCAAGTCAAGGCGCGCATTCGCGAGCAGGCCGACTTCCGTATAGTCACCGAGCAGCAAGCGGCTGAATTCGAGGAGAATCAAGTCCTGCGCGTGTTCAACGCGAGAGAGCAACTCATTCGACAAGAGTTAAGGGAAGCTGGTGACAATGCTGAGAAGCGCAACGAGGCGCGGAATAAGCTCGATGAGTTAAACGCTGAGCGGAAAGCGTTCCTCGAAGGTAGTAGTCGCGCGATTGCCGCTGCGATTCGTTCTGACGCCGAGCACGTGATTCAGTTCGCCGCACAGATTAGAGACGCATTCCAACGTGCAAGTGATGTTCGACTTGAAGCAGGCGAAGCAAGTCTCGAACCTTTGCGTAACTCGATTCTTACTCGTCACCAGCTCTGGGATGCGGAGTTGAAGTTTGAGATCGAGCGTGAGCGACAACGACATGCCGCAGTCGTTAACGGGTTTGAAGATGAAGAGAAGCGGGCAAGGATTGAAACGCTGAATGCGCAAGAACTAGCACAGAAGCTCGCTGCGATTGGAGCGCAGTCCGAAGCTGAAGAAGAACTCCATCAAGCCCGCCTCGGTCAAATTACCACGCAAGCCGCTGAGCAACGTCGTCAGGAGATGCTGCAAGTGGCGGATGATCTCGCTTCGATTGCGTCTGACATCTTTGACGCGATTGGTAAGTCGAGCGACGAGTTCTGGAAGTCGTTGAAACAATCCGCGACGAGCTTTGCCAAACAGATTCGCGACGAGTTGTTCAAAGGATTTCTTGAGAAACTAATCACTGGACAAGCTCAAGGTGCAGAGGGGTTGATTGGCGCAATCGTTAACCCACTGCTACGCGCCCGGGAGCCGAACTCCGCAGTTGCAGACAATACAAAAGCCACGCAAGCCAACACTGCCGCGATTCACGCTCTCACTCGTTCAATGGGCGGAACGGCTCCACTCGACATTGAGAGCGGGTTGAGTTCAGCGCTCCATGAAGTTGGGCATGGAATCGGTCAAGTCTCGGACGTGCTCGGTGGACTGTTCGGAGGCGGACGCGCGACAGGCGGTCCAGTGAATGCGGGACGAATCTACCAAGTCCACGATAACGAGTTCTTCCGTCCGAATGTTAGTGGGCAGATCTACAACTTGGATCAAATGAGCGCAGTGTTAAGCAAGTCGAGCGGGGAAGTGCGCACGATTGTCGCGCTCGGGGATGACGCGGTGGGGGAGGCAATGGAGTCACATCGATTGACGCCGCAGGGAAGACGAGCAGCGATCGTACGGGGTAGGTGGAATCGTAAGACAGGAGGATTGCAGTTTGCATGAGTATAAGTGATGCAGCGGGGGCAGATCTGCTCAACTTGGATTTCAATGGGGCGAGCTATAGTCCACCCGCGACGTGGTATGTCGGCTTTCGCGGGAATGGTAGCGAACTCAGCGGCAACGGCTACGCACGCATTCCACTGACTGCGAATTCCACCAACTTCCCTGTCACCACGACGAAGGTCATTAGCAATGGAGTGGAATTTGAGACACCGAGTGCGTCGGGTGGGGACTGGAGTCAGGCTGATGAAGTGGGACTGTGGACTGCGTCAACTGGGGGAGATCCGAGGTATTACGATTTGTTGGACGCGCCGTTTACGTTACTCAATGGACGCAAGCGCACGTTCGAGATCGGGGCGTTGCAGATTAGGATGATATGACAAGTTTCTCGAATGGGTTTAGTGATGGAACAATGGGTTCGTCTCGTCCGTTTGGACCAGCCTTGAAAGGCGTGTCTAAATACGATCCAAACTTTCCACAATCATCGTCAATGGTATGTTCACAGACAGTTTGTGAGCTATGGAGGGCGGGCAAGTCCCTGAAAGGGCACGAGTCATTCGGATGATCTGAGTTCATAGAACTATTATATGTCCTATCTAAGTATTGAACAATCCGAATACTCCGCCGCGCAAACATTCCTATATCAGTTTGTCGGCGCATTTGGTACTTTCCGCTGGACCTCGGCCCCACTTGCTATCGACGCTACGATCGCCACTGTCTCCACTCGCTTCCTTCACCCACGCGGCGGCATCTCACACAACGATCCGACGATGTCCCCACAGGCGGATCGGGGGAACTTGGAAATCACTGTCAGTCATCGCAACCCAATTATCCGCGCGCACCGAGAATTCCCTCCCGCTGGCGATACTGAAGTAACAGTGTGGCGACAGAACGAGATCGGTGGGGACGTGTTTGAGATCTGGTCCGGAGTGGTGATTGAGACACCGATCGTTGGCTCAGTTGGGATTATTCGTTCCCATCATTGGGCAGCGGTAGTCGCAGGGAGTGAAGGACTGAGTGAGAAGTGGGCTCCGACGTGCCCGTTTATGACTTACCAGTTTCCGTGTCCGGCGCAGGTGGCGAATCACTCGACTGCGGTAGTGGTGAGTGCGATCGATACTGAGAACTTCACGGTGGAAGTGACAGGAATTACGCAGATCGATCACTGGTTCAATGCGGGGGTGTTTGCGGTTGCGAATGGTGATAAGCGGTTTATCTTAGACCACACTGGCGATGTGCTTACATTGCTACAGAACTTTCCCGTGTCATCGTTGAAGGTGGGGGATTCAGCAACTCTCATCGACGGGGATGATCATCTCTACCAGACGTGCAGAGATAAATTCGGTGGAGAGACTGGGAATGGAGCAGCTTTCGGCGGTAATCACTTGCAGGCGAATAAGAATGTTCATGCGATTGGGAGGATTGAGGTGTCATAACAGACGATGACGAATGCGTCCTATAGAGGAACGGAGTAGCAGCCACGCCTCAAACCAACGGGGTGGATGTAGCCAGTGCTCATACATCATGTTCCGCTCCCACTGCCACATGACAAAGGGAAAGAATCTTACGTCGGCTACTTTACCTGTCCACATGACGCAAGTATACAACACATTGTCAAGAGGTGATCAATGAGCGGCGGCGCGTTAGGCCGAGCGTCGGGCAGCGCCCTCAATCGTGGGCCGACGAACTCGTCTGTCCTCTCCTCGACTCTCCTACTGGCTGGCTCACAAGCTCTCGGCATCTTACTCGAACCCACTGGAGTCAAACGCGCCACTTTCAACGACTTCAGTGTGTCGCCGGGGGAAGCCTCCGACACCGTCTCCTACATCGCAGGCACGGTCGAAACAGTCCCGCATCTCATCTCCTACTTCGACTTTCATAGCAAGAAGGTGAAGAACGATGTCTCAGTTGCGCAGATGTTGATTAGCGCAGGACTGGATGGGCTGGCGGGCTATGTCGCAGGGGGAGGGACGTTTGGGCTCGCGCCTGATCCACCGACTGCGTTCATTGGACTAGCTGAAGGAGCGGTGCTGGGTGCGATTGTAGCGGGACTAGGCCAGCTCCGTACGGCCTCATATCGCTACTACTGTGGATTCTTGTATGGCATTTGTCATGGGGTGATTGATTCGATTGAAGCGGTGAAAGTAGATGAGCGCATCGTCAGCTTCGGCGCTCCGGCTGGTAATCAATTCCTCATCGACGATCCGCAGGCATGGGGCGGGGATCATGTCGACGGCGGGGTATATGCGCTGGCTAAAGCAGTCCCCGGCCACTTCTGGCCGACGCAGGGGATTGATCCGTACGTTGCAGCGCAATTGGGGGCGAACACATCGTCGTGGAGTGGGAAGGCGTTGTTTCTCGTCTATGGATTCTCCGGCTATCCCGAGTCAGGCTACTTCGCTGCGACTCCACAAGGAGCACCAGCAGTCAGGCCGATCAAGTTGCGAGTGAAGCGTCTCCCAAACAACCTCGGCGTGACGGCGTATCACGACATCGATGGAGACGCAAACATCGCTGAGTGCTGCTACGAGTGGTTGACCTCGCCTACCTTCGGCGTGAAGAAGCTGCCATTGAGTAAGATCGACCTCGCTTCATTCCAGCTCGGTGCGCAGACGCATCACACGCGCGGGTTGGGAATCTCGATTGAAATGAACGCAGACACGGATGTCGAAACGGCGCTCGACAAGTTCACCGCCCTCGGAGACTCGATCATCTACTACTCGTTCAACTCAGGAATGATTCGTTACAAGGTGATTGAGCGGGATTACTCGTTTGGTTCTCTTCCAGTGTTCAGACGTGGACCGGATGGCTCATCACCTGAGTTGTACAACGTCATCAAAGTCGATGGCTTCACTCCGGGGACATGGGCCAGCACGGCAAATGACTTTAGTTTCGACTACGTTGATCGGGACAACAACTATCTCAAAGCGACGAGATATGTGCAGGACACCGCGAATAAGATGCTCACCGGGCGCACGAGATCGCTCTCCCAGTCGTTGGATGGAGTGAGCAATGGAGCGAGTGCGGCACTGGTTGGGACGAGAGAGCTGCGCGCGGGTTCATATCCACGTCCACCTTTCAGTCTCACGGTGAATCGCGATGGCTACACACTGGAGCCGGGCAGCGTCATCAAGTACATCGACAATGTTGATAACTTCGTCAAAGTGCTGCGCGTGGCTGAAGTTCAAGCACTTGCTACGGATGAGACGACGCAAATCCAACTCAATTGTACGGAGGATCAGTACGGGGTAGGCGCACGTGCATTCGAGCCCTATGTCGCGCCCGGATTCTCG